AAAACAAAAAGTCTTGTTAAAAGAATTAAAGATATTAAAACTATCACAGGGATTGCAGGAAAAGCAATCATCTTGGAAAAAGTTCTTGATACTCTACTGGATACAGTAGGGAAACGTGAACTGATTGTAAATTTCTCGACACGTAAGTCAATAGACGAAGTTAGAGATTTTCACAATAACTTAGTGGCACATCTTGGAACCGAATTCGGAACTAAGAAGTATAAATCGACTACTAACTATTGTATACAATTGTTAGAAGGAATCGATAATCCAACAGTAGTTGATAGATTATCAACTGGTCTGAAAGATAAATGGCCAAATGCCCTAGGGTCGTTAAGACCGCTATTTCATCAAGTTCGAGACGGAGGACCTTACCGTAAGGTAGGCGATCAAGTCATACGCACCCTTTTCGGAATGCAGAGAACTCTTGAAGGTTTTACAAAACTTAATCTAGATAAGATTGAGTATAGTGCACCTATAGATGAAGATTTTCTTAAAGAATATAACGAATTCGTTATAAATCTATATAAAGAAAATGGACTACTAAGAGAAGGGGAATTCAAAGATAATGAATACATTATTGAACCACCTTTAAGCGTTTCTGCCTCAGGACCTAATAAGGTGTCGAAGACAGAATCCGCTGCATATGAAGCGCATCTTTTGGTAAACTCTAGAGAACTTTTCGGTCCTTTTAGAGAGATGTGCAAAACTACGAAGAATGAGGAATTCCTCACATTTGTAAATCATATGGCTTCCAAGTATAGAGATGTTACCGAAAGAAATCGCAACGCGAATCTTTTAAGGAAAAACAAATCTAATAACACAATAGAGAAAGAAGCGAAAGCTTCGCTAGATAGAGAAATCTCTCTATATGGCTCACCTAATGTGAACGAAGGCGACACTAGCTGTCTTCGAAAGATTACAGCAGTACCTGATTCTGGTAACAAATCCAGAACCATCGCAATATCGGATTACTGGACACAGTGTTTATTAACACCGTTTGAAAGTAAAATCCTAGAGAGTATAAAAACTCTCTACCCCGACTCATCAAATATCTTTGATCACTCTGGGGGATTCAACAAGCTAATGGCTTCAATGAAAGTAGGAACTACTTGTATTGATGCCGAATCTTGGACTGACACTTTTAGTGAAAAGTTCCAAAGATCCCATGTGGAATGTCTTTTTGGTCGTGAATTCAGGACCAATTGGACAAGGCTTGTTGTCAAGTGTAAATGGTCAGTAAAAGGAACTAATCAGTTCGTCTTTTACAAGACCGGGCAAGGAATGGGAACGAAAGGTTCCTTTGCTGCCGCCTCCATAGCGTATTTAACGTTAATGGAATTCCTCACTCGGAAACATTATCCCGAGCTTATAAGTAGTAACCTAAAAGAAAGAAGTTTTATAAAACTTTTTAATCAAATAGGAGATGACTCTTGGAATCAAGATCCCAAGGGTCACATTTACGAAGATTTAGTTAAGAAAGCAGGAATACCTGTTAATAAAGCTAAATCCAAATTCGCAACTGAGAGTAATCTAGTTGGAGAATTTGTATCAAGAAACTGTAACTACGGACACGATGTATCACGTGTTTCAACCAGTTTATGTTCAAATGTAGAGGAGAATATTTTCTACCTTTCTAATTTGTTTATACATATTAATGAAAGAACTCAAGGTTTCCCTTGGGTCGTTTTTATTAAAAGTCTTGTTACTTATAGGAATAATAAAGGAAAGGGTCTATACCCTGATCATATATGGTCAGGCTATTACAGATCACTAATTGTTGATAGAATTATCCGAAAGGATAATCTATTTTCACCTTTATTGATTGCACTTGAAGCGAATCTACCAACTCTGAAAGAGGAAGTAGATAAGTTGTCTTTTCTTCGTAAACGTCTTTCGACGTCTCAACAAGAGGAGTATCTCCGATTGTTATTAACTCTAATGGAAAGTGAGTATCTCTACTCACAGATATTAGAGAAAGTGAATAGTAGTAAAGATTATATCAGGGGATACCCTTTTGGAACCTTTACTAAGATCTTTAATAAGAAGTATTTCTCTTTAGGTTTCCTAGAGAAAATGTCCTCTTTTAACGATTTAACCTTACTGTGTATTCACTGTAAGATTAAAGACGCTACAGACAACGGGATGTTCAAGCTTTCGCTTGAATCTGATCTGTCAAACAATAGTCTATCTGATTTACTCATAGCAGCGGAAACGCTACATAAAGAGTTAACAGACCTACACAATTCATGCTTTTATTCTAAAGAAAGCCGAAAGGCTGACTGGGGAATTAAAGGTAGAATGGATAGAAGCTATAAAACTCAAAAAGAATTCTTTAAGAGTGTTTACGCCGACAATAAGTCAGTTGAGTTATTACTCAACTGTTTACCTAATTTAGGTGTATTGTTTGAATTATCTGATGTTGATTTCAACCAGATAATTTCCGTAATTGTTGATATGGACTACGGGGTAGAACATAAAAACAATGGTGTTGATGAGGGAGTTATTACTCCACCATCTTTACCAGATACTGTACAGGACCACGTTGTGACACCGTCATAATCTGGGCCTCAAGAGGGATAATAATCCCCC